CCTCTGATCTTGCCGATCATTGAATTACCCATCCGGTATGGCGAAGGACTAAATCCATCGATGGATACGCCGCCGGTTTGGCTGACTTGGCGAGCCTGGAAAATGTCCACGGCCAGAATCATCGCGGCCTCGCGTACAGCCGGCGTAGCTGCATATGCCTGGGTCTTTGTATCCACGCCTTCAGCTTTGCCGTATGGAAGGACACGCGTAAAATTAACATTAGCCGCGACCTTGGTAAATTGAATAAAGCTATAACCGGCTGGCCAATTCCAAGTAAAAGGATTCCAGGCGATTGATGGAAAATTGTTTGTCGTACCGGTGCTCCAAGGCAATGTGCCGGTAATTGTGTAAGTGCCATTGAAAGTTGAGCCGCATCCACTCAAGGTCACGCTCTGCCCCGTGCTAAATATTGCAGGGTTAGCAACCATTACGGTCGCGATATTATTTTGCAAAGTTGTACCTACAACGGGTACGGAATCAAACCATAAAAATTGATTTAGAAGATCCTGGGCAGTCTGGCAGCACGTCTCGACGATATCTGACGAATAAAGGGCATCGATTCCAAGGTTAGCTCTTAGCTCTGCCTCGGTGACGTAAGTTGCCGGCACGATAATCTCCTTACTTAAAAAGGCCGGTAGGGCTCAAAGGGCTAAGAGCCCTACCGACTATTAGGGTTTTCTATTTATGACAGGTTAAATCGGGAAATACCGTTCGGCATCTTGATAATCGTTGCCATAAATCCATAAATGGCGATCTGAACCTGAAGGTTCGATACAACATTTACTGACATATATGCCTGTGGTGACTCGTAAACAGTCATAGCTTCTGGAGCGATGATATACGCAGAGTTATCAATAACTGTTGAAGGTAGTTGATGATCGACGTATAGATCAAGACCAAGAACGTTGCCCTTGATGCTTGATGGATTTGCCTGACCTGCCGCATTAAATGTCTGTGATACGGCGTTGTAAATTGGTCGTCCGGTGGTATCGGTAGCGCCCATCAATAGACTCCACATACCTGGACCAGCCACGAAGTTCTTAGCAAAGTAGCTTGTGTTCTTGTAGATATTAGCTGCTTCAGTTGAGACGTATGAAATTACGCCGGCTGATGATGCAGCAACAGCATCTGCTTGGTCTGTTCCAGCGTTAATAGCTGTAATAACAGCAGCGTCTGTTGCTAGCAAGTAAGCTCGCTGAAGTTGGTTAGTAAGTTCTGCATAGAAGTTTGGATCTGATCTCTCAAGGAGCTCGACGCTTAGTGTATTCATTCCACTATACTTGGACACAGTTCCAGATAAATATTCTGTGACCATCCCTGTATTAGCAACCGCACCAGCTTCTGGTTCAACAGTTACTAGAGGCGCTACACCACTACCGCCACCTGCTGAGGTAACGAGTGACGGGATCTGGATCGTCATACCAGAATTTGGAAGGGTTCCACGGCTTAGAGCATCGATTGTCGGACGGCCAAAGTTTGTATTTGATACAAACTCTGTGAGGTACTGAGTCGGATTAAAAGCCGGGTTGGTGCTGAAAGAATCATCTGCAGCAGTTACGTAAAGCTTTGAATCGTCGCTACCTAGTGCAGCCTTGATTTTGTGCTCTGTGTATGTAGCCATAGAAGTAATTGGTGTACGGACTCGCTGAGAATCCAATACTGATGGACGAATGATCTTACGAGCGGCTTCGACTTTTTCAGCCTCTGCCGGTGCATCTACCGGAGTTTCCTCCGGTGTATTTTCTGGGGCTGTAGTCACAGCTTCCTCGCTTTCGGTTTCTGTTTCGGTCTCTACGATTGTCGTATTGATCGTTGTGGTTTTGGTGCTTGTGCTTGTTGCAGCTTCGAGCGCAGCTCGTGCCGCAGCAATATCAGTGACGGAGGCGCTGGAGAAAGCCGCACTCTCGACGAGGCTAACTTCCTTGAGGACCGCAGCCGTTACTAACAGGTAATCTCCCATTGGCTTCGAAGCGGTTACATCCACTCCGACGGATAAGCCACTGACCAGATTTTCCTGAGCGAGTACGAGCGCATCCTGTCCTCGAGTGCTACTCGAAAGCTTAAACGATCCGTACACGCCTTCGGTTGAATCGCTAAATGAAATAGCGCGACCGACGGGCTTATCTTGTTGATGCTGCATTAGAAGCTTTATGTTTGATGCCTCAGCAATTTCAATACTTCCGCGCTCGAACATTACAGGGCCAGCACTTGTAAAACCGATTTCGCCATATGGTGCAACGAGTCCGGATACGATGCGGCGTTCTGTATCGGCCGCCTGGATTTCTTGACTAAACGTTAGTAGCACTTGTATCTCCTAGCGGTGTGAGTTGTTCCATTTGTCGAGCTTGTTCGGTATTAATTAAATCTAGGTTTAACATTTTTTCAATAATGTCTAAACGATCCTTAGCATCAACACGAAGGAACGTATCGTCTACCGCAAAACGCACTTGATTTTGGCTATTGGTGATGTCATTCATACTGAGGCGATCCTCGATCGCACTTATGTACGGTTGTAGAGAATAAGCGACAAATTCTTTTCTGCCGTCCAGAATATTTTGATATGTCATCGAGTTATTCATATCGCTCGAAATCATATAGGCCGGTACGTTCATCGAACGTGCGATTTCGGTACTTAAATACTGTGAGGCCTCCGTGTACGCCATATCTTTAGGCGAGAAGGAAGTAGGTACATAATCCAAAGTCGAAGTGAGATACGCCGTTGATCGATTTTGACGAGCGCTCTTGAACGCAGCTAATAAACCTTGGATTTGTGTTTCAGGAAGATCGGCTCCCGAGTTCTTCAATATTCCAGTGGGCATAGGAGTTGCAGCACTTACCGCAGCCGCTTTTTGGATGTCATAAGCAGCGCGAATAGTGGTACTTGCGGTTAGTAATACACCAGGAAGTAATGATTGGAAAGTAACAAGCGAACCGATACCTGCCATCGGTACAAGTTCACCGTCTACAAAATAATCTTTTACTTCCGTGCCATATTTGTCAGTGGTATATGTTACGCGGTTATTCGCAACCCACTCGAAGCCCGAAGGTCTGCCATCATCCGCATACAAAGAAGTCACGCGCCAGTAAGCGATCGAATAAAAGATCAGGCTGTCTACGGTCGCACTGATCGTAACGCTTCGTGGTTGTCTAATGTCAGGCTGCTCAAGCCAAACAGGAGTGCCTAACTTTTCACCAGTTGATTTTTTATACAGTGCTAAATCGATCGATGAAATAACACCAGCGATAAGATTTCTGCATCTTGATACGGAAGCAACCTGTAAAGCAAAATTACGATCGATTCCAATACCGTTATATCCGAAAGTGCTATTGGTGTTAAATGATCCGTACCCGTAGGTCGTATCCATAACTGCCGGAGCGTATTGCGCTTCGATAGCTGGCTTTGCAGCCTGCTTAAAGCCTAAAGTTTGGAGTAATCCCATAACCGCCATTTTCCCATAATGTCAAGCATAAGTACGGCTATCTGCCGCGTGTCTAAACGTAAACTTTAGCCTCACTCATTGGCTGGGTTAGCACGTGAACGACCATACTTAAACCGATCGCAATATCAACCGGTCCAGCGGATTTACGGCGGACGATTCTCCAGGAGGCATCCGATTCTTTAGCTGCACAATTCGCCATATGTGTAACGAGCTCATCCTGGCCACTATGTACCAGCCGTTTGTTAGCCAGGGCCTCGTAAAGATCGCCGGAGGCCTGGTAACCCTTCTGGCCTGAGATATCGGTTATTTGGATTCCATTAACTTCGAGCCTTTTGGCGATTGAGGCCGTTGTGTACTTGTCATAGCAGACTTGTCTTGGGAAATAGAGCTTGGCCCAGCGAGCGATCGCATTGGCAACGAATAGCTCGTCGATGGATACGTCCGAATGAAATACCTCTAACACCGCTACGCCGATCCGACCGTCAGGCATTACCTGTCCCATTACAAGCGAACCATCGCGCCTGCTCGGTGCCACGTCGAAGGCGAATACGGTAAGCGGACCGGGTACAAGTTTGAGATCTTTATCGCCGGCCTCTTCAACCGACATATGAGGCCAGGGGCTGGCCGTAGAGCTAATCCACTGGCAAAGCATCTCGGTCTTTGTAGTTTCGATCGGTTGCGTACTAACGGCCTCCTCTAATGCGGCCTCCGTAACCGTGTAACCCAGTGCCGGATTGGCAGAGGCCCAGCCGTCGCGATCTGTAATCTTGGCGAACGGTGGAGCCGAATATTCATAAAAGCCAAAGGTTTCGGGAGGATTGGATAATGCCCTTTCGCGTAAATCATTTAACACGGTACTAAACGCATCTCCTGCGTTCGACGTTAGTAGGGTCTGAGCGTTCGGCTTAGCTCGCGTGGTCGGGGTCGCGGCGCGATACCCCTCTTCCGAGATCTCGCGTACCTCGTCAATATAGAGCAGCGAAGCGGTACGTCCGCGAGAACCGTCTCTCGTAGCTGCGACCACATCCAGGCGATGGCCATTCTTTAGCTCGATAGACTCGGTGCCATTGGCAAAGCGGATCTGTTTAACCTGACGGCTTAGCTCGTCGCTGCCCTCGATGGCATAGGCCACTTGGCGAAAGGTGTCCAAAGCCATTGACCGGTTAGAGGACATAATGAGCACATTAGGGCTATCGAATAAAAACATATGCCCCAGCATCATCATACGTGCCAGGTGTGTCTTGCCCTGTTGTCTGGCACAGAGAACCAGGTTTGTCTTGCGAATAAACATCCCGGACTCGTCCACGGTGGTCATATCCCGGATTACAAAATCCTGCCACGGCAGCAAGGGCAATCCAATGCTTTCTGCTAGCTGCGCAATCTCATCGCCGCGAGTATGACCCGTGAGATACGGACTATGTAATCGCGGTTCAGTAGCCCCCTGACGGGGTGTAATGGTCTGGGTCATATATTTACTAATCCTGTTCAATCTGGCCTACGCACGGACCGGCTGGGACCGTACTGGTGGTTTTCGG